GTCCAGCATTAGCCGTACGATTTGTTTTAAACTGGACTTTATATGTAGTTGCTGATGTAGTCGCAGGTGAATCTAAATTTTGAATAGTATAACCACCTTCAGAAATAATACGGCTTTGACTTGTTGTTCCAGCTTCAATATGTACAACGTTGTCATGTGTTGATATTGCTGTGCTACCTCTCAAAAGTTTAAAACTTCCGTCAGTCTCTGTAGATTCTCTATATAACATCCATTGTATTGACGCAACTGCTAATATTTTATTTGAATTGCTAGAAGGAGTTATAGTTGCTGTAATTCCGGTGTCGACATAGTTTCCACTTGTAGTAGTAACGTGAGTTGTTGTTTCTGCATAAATAATTTGAAGAATTTTACCTCCAACTCCTGTTGCTAAATCAGCACTTTGTATTATTCCGTCTGGTAAACCACCAGCAGATATACCGGATACTGTGCCAGACCCGTTTAATGTTATAGGCATAATTTATACGATTGTCCAGTTTTCTCCAGTACCGATTGTTACAGCAACACCATTATTGATTGTTACAGGGCCAGCTGACATTGCATTGTAGCCGTTTGTAATAGTATAATTGGTTGTTACTGTTTGACCATTTTCCCAGAATATTTTATCTGTGCCACCACCTGTAGCTCCAGCTGCTGACTCGACCCACTCCATACCATTGGATGTATACCCAAGTACTTTGTCTGTGCCAGAGGGTGCTGCATGTATATCTAGTTTAGCTTCTGTTATGCTGTCGTCTGCTAACTTACTACCAGCAATAGCTGCTGAAGCATTGATGTCAGCATTGACTATAGTGCCATCTACAATCTTAGCAGATGTAACTGTATCGTCAGCTGGTGTATTTATACTTATTGCGAGTCCGATGGTGAGAATAAAGAAGTCAGCACCGCTAGCAGGGGCACTGGCAAATATAATATCGTTACCATCAATAGCAAATCCTTCGCTTGGACTGGTTCCACTATTAGGTTTCTGAATGACTCCATTGATGCTAACAAGATGTGCTTGAGCATTTGAACCGGGGTTTGATAATGTGAATCTTGTAGCAGAACCATTGAAGGTTGCACTACCACCACCTGAGCCACTAGAGCTAGACAGTGTGTTGATTGCTATGGTTTGAGATCCAGCTGCTGCCCAGCTTAGATTACCATTAGCATCTGTTTTTAAAAACTGACCACTTACTATATTAGATGGTAATGTCAGTGTATAACTTTGTGCAGCACTATGAGGTGGTGACTTGATTTTGACACCATGACTATTAGCTGAACAGTTAAGTTGCAGTGTACCATCTGCACCGCCTGCACCTTTGATTTCTACAACACCTGTACCGTTAGGTGTTACTTTAATATTACCGTTAGTTGTGCTTGTAGTAATCTCGTTTGTTTGTACATCTAAGTTACCACCAAGCTGTGGTGTAGTATCAGATACAACTTCAGAACTCACAGTTTCAAACTCTAGAGCTGTGCCACCTGAGTTTACTTTGACTGTTTTACCACCCTGTCCTGTTAGACTAGAAGGTGTATCTGTAAGACCAGCAAAGTTACCAGCTGGTGTTGTAACTGTAACAAACTCAACAGCATTACCAGATGAGTTTACCTTTAGTGTTTTACCAGCTGCACCTGTAAAGTTGGCTGGTGTATCTGATAAGTTTGTAAAGGTTGCAGCACCAGCACCGGGAGATATGCCTGCTAGTTTGCTTTTTTCTGCATCTGTAAATACGTTACTATCTGACGCATTATCAACAAGTGTTCTTATTTCTGATGCTGTCTGATCTGCTGTTGCACCAGCTTCTATAGCATTTAGTTTACTGTGGTCAGCGTCAGTAAATACATTACTATCACTTGCACTTTCTACTAATGTTCTAATCTCTGATGCCGTCTGGTCAGCTGTTGCCGCTGGTTCGATACCGTCAAGTTTTACTTTGTCTGCTGCGGACATAAGTCCAGATACAGTAGTAGTAGAGTTTACTACGTTCTGCTCCTCTTGTGCAGCAAATAGTAACTGTTCATGATTAGCATTAAGGTCAGCTGCCTTGACTGATGACCCTGCAACATATGTAGCTTTTGCAACATCTACGTTAGTATCACGAGATATTACTATCCTTGCAGGGCTGGTTGGTATATTACCAGCTGTAAATACTACATTACCACCACCAGTAGTAGTATAGCTTGTTATATTGTAATGTGTGCCTGATGATTTTAGTACTTCGTCTACTGTTACTTTAATATCAGACTGTTGTATAGAAGGGAAAGAAAACGCTTTCGTCGCATTTCCATCCCCAGTATAATCTACGAATGTTGTTGCCATTTATTTGTATATGTTGAGGATGTTAGCTGTTGTATTACGTTTCTGTAGCTTTGCCACATCTTTACGTCTTTGCTCTTCTATTAGCTTAACTATATCAGAGTCGTTCTTAATAGATGCCCATGCAACTCTACGTGCTCTTTGGAATAATCTATCTATAGCTCTATTATGCCAATAATCTCTAGCATTAAAATCAGCACGTTGTCCAGTCCTAATATCATAGTACATCTGTTTCATAGATGCAATAGCTTTTGGATTCTTTGCTAATTTATCTAGCTCTCGTTCTAAGTTTTGTAAACCTATAGCTCGTTGAAACTTAGATCTAATTTCTGGTTGGTCAGTCAAGTTTGTGCTATCAGGTGCGTAGTATGTAGACAAACGTAGGTCATAACCACTATCAAACAAAAAGTTACGGCCTTCTGATTGGTCTAAGTTAAGACTTATAGGACTAACAGCATTATATGCACGAGTCATAAAGTCCCAATCTCTAAGTGGTTTACCATTTAGCATGTCATACTTAAGTGGTAAAGGTTTAGCTAATGGATTTATATTTGCTAGAGCCTCTGTTATTTGGTTACGGTTACGTATGGATTGTCTAATACCAGATCCAATCTCACGCATGTATGGGTTAAATAATCTACCTAGTTCATTACGTAAACCAGATAATGGTACAGTATTGTTAAGTAAGTTTGCTGCAATACGTGGCCCTTGTCCGGGTCTACCACCAAATAAATCTACAAAAGACTGTATACCAGCTAGATATGACTTACTTGTTACAGCTTGTGCTACAACCAATGATATTTTACCTAATTCGTTTTCTGTCCACTCTTCGCCCATAAGTTCGCTTGCATCACCTACGTCAGCGATTGTAGACATAATTAAGTTAAACGGTTCAAACTGATCATAACCAACACGTACAGCACCTAACTTAATAGTTCTTGGTTCCCACCTACCGTCTAACCACATCTGTCTTTTCTGTCTATCAACTGGGCCATTACCATTTAGATCACCACGCATCCAAGCTTGTGTAGCCATGAATACTACAGCAGAACCTATTGCTAGTCTACCTTGTTGTAAAGCTCTTGCGTTAGCTAGCTCTTCGACGGTAAATATACCATACTTAGATACACTGCTTAGATCAGCTGGGTTTGCAAATGCAATGTCGTTAAACTCTTTGACTAAAAAGTTAAAACCGGGTGTGTACTTACCTGTAAGTGCAAGACCATTCACACCAGTTCTAGCAAACAAAAAGAAAGGTTTGGCTAGTGGTGTAGCTGTAAATACATCATTTAGACCCTTTGCAAAGCCTGTAAGTTCTTGTGTAAGTGTAACTTCTTTACGTGCAAAGTTAGTAGCTTCATCTGTAAGATTACCAGCAGAGTCAAAGACTTGTGAATAAAAGTCATCTTCGTATGCTCTCATCAACTCTTTAGTTACCTTGGGTGTTTTGTAACCACCTTCTTGTAGCTCCATAACTCTACGCATAGCCTTTTCACGCATCTTAGCACGACCTAATACATACGCAAAGGCATCGTCAGTTGCAGCCATAATCTTTGTAGAGTATGTCAACAAGTTGCTATTGTTCATAGACCTAGCCATGTTAGCAAGTCTAAATGCAGCCTGCTCTCCGGGT